AGCGACCTACATCATGCACCAGTGGTCTCAATTCAAATTTCAGTCTCATGTGGAAAAGGAACACCTTTGCGTCGGCAACGGGGAATAATATCAAAGGGGGTTGTAATGGCTTAGTATATCTTATTAGGAGGGCGTATGTCAGATAAGGAAATACTTCAATTCATCGTGGACGGCATAAGGGACATTAAAGAGGAGTTGGGCAAGCACAGAGATCATGTTTCTAATCAAATATCGAATTGTCATTCCCGGATAGACGACATGGTAGAGAAGCATCATGGGCTAAAAGAATATACAAAGCAGCGTGATATAGACATAGAAAGGCGAATCAATATCGTAGGCACGGCAGCAGCAGCGATAGTAGTAATAGTGATAGAAGTAATAAAAATAATAATCCCGGCAATTGGGAAGGTGTTTAAATGAGAAAGTCACATCTGAAGCCGGAAGCGGAGATGTTGTATCTCCAGGGGAACACCTATGAGCAAATATCAACGGTGTTAGGGGTATCGATACAGACGTTGTCAAAATGGGCACAGGAATGCAACTGGAAGCAAAAACGGGAACAAATGCAAAGACAGCCCCTTGCAATCTCTGCAAAAATTGCAACGGCGTTTTCCCATGAGTTTGACCGGGTACTCTCAGAAGGATTTGACACCAAAAACACGGACATTCTCTGCAAGATTGCATCGATGCAATCCCGGATAGGAGGGGTTGATGATTTTCCCAGCTCAGCCGTTATCGTTATAACGGTTTTCACGAAATTTGTGATCGCTCATCCGGAGCTTTCACCCGGCGAGAAAAATACTATCTTTGAAACCACCCAGGAGTTCTTGCATGATGTGAAAGAACGGGAGTTCGGGAGACAGAGGTAAGATGTTTGAATCAAGTACGGGACTCTATCGGCCAAAACGGGCCAAACCGCTAACCAGGAAGCAATTTGATGAATCTGTACTCTACATCCGGCAGATGATAGAGACATCCGTCAAACCCTTCAGCGATAACTCCCAAAAAGCACGAAAGAAAAGAAAAAGGGAATGCGAAAACGATTTTGAGAAATTCAAACAAACCTATCTTCCGCACTACTTCACAAAGCCTTCCGGGGAAATTCACCAGGAGCTGCACGAATATTGCAGCACCGGCGGGAAGTCAATTAACGCCGTCGCATATCCCCGTGAGCACGGAAAATCAGTAAATGCATCGTTCGCGGAGTTGATCCACAAGGCAGCGTACCTGAAATCGCGATACAGCTTGATTATCTCTGATACCCTGGACCTGTCAAAAGAGTTTTTGGTATGGATACGCATAGAGTTTGAAAGAAATGACCGCCTGAAGCAGGACTTCGGAAGGAAAGGGGTCCTCAAAACAGAAGGCTGGTGGGAAAAGGATGATATCGTAATTACAACGGCAAAAGGCCAGGCCCGCATCCGTGCTTTAGGCGCGAGCCAGAAAGTTCGTGGAACTCGTTTCATGATGTGGCGGCCCATGTACATCGTCATCGATGACCTGGAAAACAACGTCAATGTCAAAAACAAAAAGCTTGTAAAAGAGCGCGTCCGCTGGATTCTCGGAGCGGTCTATGCCAGCATGGATGATTCGGGAACCCTCATCATGATCGGCACCACTCTTGACAAAATATCGGTACTAACACTGATCATAGAGCACATCATCGAGAAAGGTACAAAAATTGAAAAACAATTCGGCATCAAGGCCATGAACGCCGTTGTATACTCAGCAATCAAAGAGGGCAATACTCCTCTCTGGCCGGAAGGGAAATCTCTTGAGAAGCTGCTCCAAATCAAAGAGATAGTGGGCGAGGACGTTTGGCTCCGGGAATTCATGAATAAGCCCCCCGACAGTGGCGCGTTCAAATTATCATGGATGAAAGATTTTGACCGGGAAGTAGTATTCTTTATTCCCACGAAATTCATCCATTTTACCGGTTCCGATCCTTCAGCACGGGAAAACGAAGCAAACGACTACAAGGCCCATGTATGCGTCGCCAAACACCCGGAAAATAATAAAATATATACGGCAGACGCATGGATCAGGCCCATGGCGACCTTTACCGATTTCAATATTGCCTATATCGACATGTTCCGGGAATATCACCCCGTACAATCCGGGTATGAAACAAACGGATATCAAAGGGTTGTAAAAAGGGAACTTGAAAGATTATGCCGGGAGCATAACATTATGCCCAATATAAGGGAGATAGAGCACTATACAGATAAGCTTGCAAGGATAATAAGATGGCAAGCTATGGTTGAAAGGGAAGATATACTCTTTGACAAAGAGTACCGCGATATTGAAATCTTGATCCTGCAGCTAAACAGCCTCGGAAGCCGCGAGCATGACGACGGAGCCGACGCCTGGGAAATGGCTGTTGACCTGGCCGTCAATTACGGCGGGGATTTTGAATATGAATCAGCAGGAAAGCGGGCCTCTACAGAAATGAGGTCCAGTATTGTCGATATTGGCAACCGGCGATTTTCCGCAAGTGTGAAATTTGATCTTTTTGGAATGTAAGTGAAATCATGGCGAAAAAGAAAAAGAAAAAACAAACTACACAGCAAGCCAGTGCTAAGCAGAAAAAAATCACCAACGAAGTACTTGAATCGTTGATAGAAAGTGCAAAACGCGACTATTCAAAATTTATCCGGAACAAAGAGTTCCTTGAAAACCCCAGTCGCGTCTTAAAAAACACAAAAGAAGGTTCGCGGTTGGGACTGGAGCTTTTTGAAGAGATGCGCTCCGACGACCAGGTATCCGCTGAACTTCAAATCAGAAATTCAAAAGCCGCTGCCGCACCTTTCAGTATTATTGTGCCAGGTGGGAATGATTCGGACTTAAAACAGGCCGTGGAATTAGAAAAGCAAATAGACCCCATATACAGGAAAATTGTTGAAGAAATTCAAGACGCACTAATGATGGGATATGCAGTCATCGAGCTTAATTGGCAGGTCATAAATAACCGGGTGGAACTGCCGGGTGTATACGGCCATAAGCAAAAGGAATTTACCTTTACGACGGAAAAAGAGTTAATAATGACAACCGAAGAAGGCAAGCAAGTCCCTGTTCAACCGGACAGGGTCATTGTTGCAACTTTTCGTGAAAGGAAAGGCAATCCTTTTGGGAACTCACTTTGCAATGAATTATTTTTCCCATGGTTTTTCAAGAAGCACGACTGGATATATTGGGGAAACTATCTCGAAAAGTTCGGCCAGCCCACTGCAATCGGGTATTATCCTCCAGGGACACAAAAACCTAAGCAACAACTGCTCCTCGAAGCTCTACAAGCCATCCAGAACGACATGGCCGTAATTATGCCCGCCGACATGAAAGCAGAATTTCTCGAAGCCAAGCGCGGTGGTTCATCTGATGGTTACAAGGACTTCTATCGGACATGCAACACACAAATCAGCAAGGTCATTAATCTTTCAACCCTCATGGCCAATGAAAGTGAATTCGGCACCAGGGCGCAAGCCCAGGTCCACGAGGATATCTCTGATTTCGCACCTGAAAAAGACACCTTGTGGGCAGCAGAAATATTAACAGATACAGTTGTTGAAAGGCTGGCCAGGTGGAATTATAACTTTTCAGTAAAACCGAAACTGGTCATTAATTACGAAAAAGAAAAAACCGGAAAGGAGACCGCCCAAACAGATGAGATACTAACAAAAATTGTCCCTATTACCATCGATGAGCTGTACGAAAGGTACAACAAAAGAAAACCACAGGATGACGACATCGTGTCATATAAAGAAAAACTGTACCTATGGAAAGACCTGAAAGCGAAAATTGAATCCGGTGAACTTCAAGCCGCTAATCACCCTGGGCCCACCCCCAACCTCGCCGAATTCTCCCCGGGCCACATCAAGACAGGCCACATCGATGACATGGACAGGGAAGTAAGGGACACGAAGCACCACGAAAAAAAAATAAGGAAGTAAGCATAAAATGAACACGATAAATGACTATTTAGCAGACGGGTGGTTTAAGTTTCTACGAAAGGGAATTTTCCTTGACTCAAAGGGAAGGACCTGGAACTTTGATGAAACCGAACTGGCTGAAATCGAATCCATTAATTCGAACTTAGAAGAACCGGTATCAATATGTTTAGGGCATCCTAAAAATAACAAACCCGCAAAAGGAGTTATCGATAGAATCAAAAAGGTAGGAAATTTTCTTTTAGCCAAACCGAAAAAAATCGCTAAAGACTTTGCAGGAAAATTAAAAAGCGGAGAAATCCTCTTTGTCTCTGCTTCAATGAACCCCCAAACATTTAAACTCAACCATATAGGGTTAGTCGATGATCCCGCCATCAAAGGTCTCGGACAATTCCCCGCCGCCGCATACGCCAATTTCTCAACCAGTGAGGATGATGAGATTTTACTCAGCTTTGAATTTTCCCAACTGGACGAAGTTGCAGTCGATCAAAAAATCAAATCAATCGGGGATGCCCTTCAAAAAATCAGGAAATTCCTGGTTGAAATGTTTGGCCTGGAAAAAGCGCATCAGGCAATCCCAAATCATGTGATTGATTTTATTTCAAACTATTCTGTTATCACGGATTCAAATTTTGAAAATAAAAATAAATCCGGGAAAGGACCCGGTAAGGAGGACAATTTGAAAGAAGACAAGAAAACTCCTGGAAAGGAGACAGTACAACAACCGCCTGGATCTCCCACGATAGATTTCTCACAATATGAAGCTGAGAAAAACCGTGCGAACCAGGCGGAACAAAGAGCCGCTGAGCTGGAAGCAAAAATTGCCGAAGGTGCCAGAAAACAGCGGGAAGAAAAGGTGATCGAATTCTGCGCAAGTCAAGTCAAGGAAGGACGGCTGCTCCCAAAAGAAAAAGATGGAATGCAAACGTTCCTCATGCAGCTTGATCCCCAGGATTCAATCGAGTTTTCCGCGGGCACCGAAAAACAAACTCCCGTGGAATTCATGCAAACCTTTGTCAAGGGTTTGCCCAAACGTGTACCGCTCGATCCTCTCCCCAAAACAGGTGAAGTCCCGAAGGATGACATCGAGTTTTCCGAAGGTGATGAAAAAGTGGATCAGGAAGACCTGGAAAATCACAGGCGGGCAAAAGCCATCCAGGCGGAAAAGAACTGCACCTATGCTGAAGCCCTTGCTGAAGCAAGGAAAAGGAGGTAACCATGGCTAATGCTGTAATCGTACCAACATTAACAAACCTGGTAAGGGATTATAAACCGGAAGTAAACTATGTATCTGAGGCGATTTTTCCTGTCGTGCCAGTCCGAAAAAATCCCTTCAAGTACAAGTTGTTTGGGAAGGATATGTTCAAGGTATTTAAGACATTGAGGGCGAAGTTTGCGAAAACCAACGTCGCTCACATCGAAGGGGCAGATGAAGCAACAGTAGACATGAAACCTCATGCACTTGCCAATAACATTGATCTTGAACATACCCCCACCGAGGAGCTGGCAACTGAAAAAGAACGATCCGCAATAGCCGGAAAAGAACGTATGACATTGGCACTCGAGGTGGATGCCGCCGCAAAACTAAATGACATCTCACTCTATTCAACCGGTCACAAAGTGACGCTCTCAGGAACGAATCAATGGAACGACTACACAAACAGTGATCCCATCGGAGACATTTTCGCCGGGAAGCAAGCCGTTGCCAAAAAGATCGGCAAGGACCCGAATCTCCTGGTATTACCCAAGGATGTCTACAATGTGCTGATTTTCCACCCGCAATTGAAACAAATCGCGCTAAATGGGCAGGAGCAAGCCGCAACCATTGAAATCCTGAAAACCAAATTTGACATCAAGGATATCGAGGTTGCAGACGGGCTTAAACTCGATGAAGCCAATGATGAATTCGAGTACATCTGGAGCAAGAATGCCTGGCTCCTTTACCGGAATCCCAACCAAAAGCCTTCAAAAGAAGACGTTTCTTTCGGGTACAGGTTCAGGATGCCACCGTATCCCTATGTCGATCGGTATGAACAGGATGGCGGGAAAATACTCATTATCCGGGGAAATGATTTCATGTCCGATGAAATCACCTGTATTGAAGCAGCGTATTTCATCAATGCTGCAATCGCCTAAAGGAGGAAACCATGGCAGAAAAAAAAGATTCTAAGAAGCCGGATGCCCCCAAAAAAAAGTATAAAATCGTGGGAAGCGATTTCAAATTCAAAAGGGAACTGTACCATGAAGGCAGAATTATCTCCATGACAGACAAAGAATACAAGCTCGAATCTAAAAAGAGCGGGATCGAATTCAAGGAGGTCGTAAATGGCTGAGACGTTCGTTCCAGGAATAACAATCACAACGATATCGACGGCGGGCACATTTGAAAAACGTTTCCTGAAAGGTGACGGCAGCCTTTGCCGTGCCGGTGAAAGAGCCATCGGGGTATCCACGAATTCCACTGATGCAGCCGGGAAAACCATAGGAACCATGATAACCGGGGTGGCCCTGGTGGAAGCCGGAGGCAGTGTCACCGCAAATTCTGAAGTCGAAAGCGACGCAAACGGAAAAGCAGTAACCATTTCTACCGGCAAAGCCAACGGCATCGCCCTCAATAGTGCGTCTGCCGGTGAAGACCTTCGCGTAGTAATCAGGTAGAAACCATGCCGGAAATCTTCTATTGTGAACTG